AGTTAATAGTTCTTTACGTTCACGTTGAGACATATCAATAAAACCAGTATTATTATTCTGTAAAGATAATGCGGTTAATATAAAATCGTCGTATGATCCAATATATTTTTTAATAACTTTATTTGTAGAATCTCTTTGATCGCCGTTTAGTAATAATTTATCTCCATTAGCATCAATTGTCCAAAAATCTACATTTACTTTAACATGACCATTGCTTTGTTTTTTACCACATCGCTCGATAAAATATGTCTTTCCATCAATATCAAATTCAAACTTACATTCGAATGTGGATTTTTTATTATTTAGAACATGTACTGCTTTTGTAGTACGGCTACATCTATCATAACAACAAAATGCCAAGGCATCTAATAATGTTGATTTACCGCTAGCATTAGGTGCAAATAATCCATTAATACCAATTACATTTGTAAAATCAATTGAATTGTTTTCGCCATAACTGAACATATTTGAAAATTCAAAATACTTTGGTATCCATGCAACATTTCTGGTTAATTGAACATCCGTCATTTTAGAATGTACAGTACGATTTATATGACGTACTACATCTAACATTTTATCCGAGACTGCAAATTCAGAATCTAAATAATCTGATATAACATTGTTTTGCCATTCGACATCACGCACGTTTCCGATTGATACCTTTTGATTAGTATTATTATTTAATGCATGTATTTTTTGAATTGCAATCTCTTGTACTTTATAATCTTTACGGATATCAGATACAATACGTTTCAAATCAGATGTTGCAGTATCTTTTACTTTTATTCGTAGTCTTGGTTTAGCTGGTATTTTACTAGATGGGTTGATAATCTTACCATTATCAATTTCAAATGTATAATATCCATATAAATTTTTTATTTCTACAAATTTAGATGACATGTCATTTAAGTCCCATTCTAATATTCCATGAATTAAAGCTTCTCCATGATTCTGCTGAATTAATGATCCAGGATAAGCAATGGTTCGTTCTTCATCTAAATATTGAGCTGGTTTATGTATATCACCTAACAATGTTAAATCATGTCCTTTGAATAATTCGGTAGTAACATGTTCATTTGTTATTTCATATCCAATATCTGTCTTGGCTGAATTTACAGCGCCATGATGTAACGCTATCTTAATATCTCCTTCAAATTCAGATGCTTTTATGTATTCAACCGGTTTATTAAATACTGACATTACATTGAAGTGTACATTCGATAGCTTGTATATACCATTGTCTTTAAGATAGTGTAAGGCCGGATGATTTAAGGCGTATACTACCGGAGACAACGCATCTAAACGATTAGAATTATTTAGGTTACAATCATGATTTCCAGTAATTAAAATCGTAGGTGCTATATCAGCCAATGATTTAAAAAAATCTCCTACGCGTTCTACAAGTTCTGGAGACATGTCTGTTTTAGCATGTACTACATCACCAGCAACATAAATTATACTGTTCGGTGTTTTATGTTTTTTAATGTAACTATATAACTTGTTAAATACTTCGCGATACTCTTTATGGCGATTTACATTTCTAATATGTACATCAGCTATATGAAAAATTTTATCTATTTTTTCGATTCCAATATCTATATTCTGCATAATATTTTTTCTTGCATTAATTGAGTTTCTGTTAATTCACAGGTGTTGTCTATAATATTTTTTATCTTTTCAAATCCTAAATCAGATGGATCAGCTTCATTTGGTAGATTTACCAAATATACTTGTACACCATTTGACATGAAATAATCAGATACTTCTATTGCTTGTTTTTTAGCATCATCATCTAAACAAATATAAATTGTTTTTACTCCACGTTCTACAATTCGTTTTTTCAATGTATCTGAAATTGTTTTACCGAATAATGGAATTGCATTTCTTTTTATTGCAATAGCATCAAATGCTCCTTCTACTAAAACAATTGGCATGTCCCAATTAATATGCAATTCAAAACCAATAATATCTTTTGATACATTTGGATTCTTATGTTTCCATACATCATCTTCGTAATATGCACGTGATACAAAATAATTTAAACTGCCATTGGCATCAAAACTAGGAATAACAATTTTACCATTATACGGCCCAGAATCACAATACCCAATTCTATATTTTAAAATGTCTTGAATATTAATACCTCTTTTACGTAAATAGAATACTGCATTTCTATACTCCGGCGAGCCTTTATCAAATTGCCATAATGGATTGAATCCTTCGGGTAGATGTAAGACCGGAGTATCAGTCGTAGTTTTTTTAGGACGATATTCTACATCTTCTAATAATACAATTAATTTAGATACCTTTTTCCGATCAACATTTAAACGCCTGAATAAAATAGGTAGTTTACGTCCAGCGGCATTACATACCCAACAATGCCAATGTTGAGATTGAGTGTTTACTTCTAATTTTGGTTTATGGTGATGACAAAAAGGACAGTTGAAAGCAACGTTATTATTTGCTTTGATACGTCCTTTTCCTAGTACCGATTCCAGTAATGTTACGATAGGAAAGTTGCTCATTTATCTATTATTTTCAATACTTACTTACAATAAGTCATTGTCGTATTTATATTTAATAATTATTTTCATTACATTCAAAATAATCATTTTTATAAAATACAAATTTATATTATATATGAATATATAAAATTTATTTCAAAAGCTCAACCTTTTAACCAACTTTCTGGAATCTTTTTTTCTGCCCATACAATTCCATGTTTATCACAATAATCACCATATGTTGTTTTTGAACCTTTTCTGATTTTTGTTTTTGCTGATTGAAATACTATTCGTATATCTAATTCTGGATGTTGTTTTTTTATTAACAAATGTTTTTTACGATCTTCTATAACCCATCGGCCTTTTGTCTCGACTAATATTCCATTTGGTAATCTGAAATCAATTGTATATTTATGATGAGTTTCTGGCTTGATATAATTAATTACAGTATCTTCATAACCAAACTTTATTTTAGATTCAGTTAATTGTTCTGATACTTTATGTTCGAAGCCAGATCGGTAACCATGTTTAATTGCATTCGCACGTATTTTAGACTTAGATCTCCATGCCATAATATAACCTTTAATATAAATATGTTAATAGTCCCAACGAATGATAATATTCATATCAATGTCATCTCTATTCTCTAATGGTTCTGCTAATTTACCAACAGCTAACATTTGACCTTTATCATTAAATAAACCTACTGTTGTAATATAAGGTTTTGCAGAACCTGTTATAAACATTGTTTTACGGAAATCACCCGGGCCATTAAACATTTCAGCACTTGATCCAACATCGTTGCATGAATTATCAATACCAGTAGCCGGCCTATATGTCGCACTTGGATTTGTCGATACATTAAAAGATCCTAATGGAATGCGTACCATTACTTCATTTTCATAAATAGTATATTGACCTTTATACTTTAATTCAAATTTATTTGGTAATCCACTATCCGCTGTACCCGGTGCAAATGAAGCAGATGATGCATTCGATCCTGTAAATAACATATCTTGATATTTTGGCATAGGTGATGTTACTACTACCTGACCATTTCGATAAAAAACATTTCCCATTACATTTGTTTGATATAACGAACCTGTATAGAAATCATTATTAGCCAATGTTTCTATTTCTAAATCATTCAATGCATAACTAAATGTACGTATTTCGGCTAAACTACCATTAAAAGGATTTGGATTATCACCTAATGTATCTGTACCTAATAATATATTAGCGTAATTAGATGTTGGTTCTCGAGATATAGAACCTGATGTTGATGATCCTCTAACTTTTCCGTTAACATAAATTTTACATGTATTTTCTGAATTACGTATAAATACATGAGCCCAATTACCATTATCAAATGACCCACTTGTACTAGAAGATATATGTAATTGGTTCGTACCATCCGATGCAATATAATGAATATTATCATTTTTATGTACTATATGCAGTGGTGTACGAACCTTGTTATCAGATACCTTCAATGGACTGACAACTGGTTTATTAACAGTACGAACCTTTTGCATACCATCACGCTGATCGTAAAATGTTTCTGTTACATTTGTATATTTTGACATTAAAACTTCTGCAGAAGCTGGAGATTTATCATTAGGATTGAACCATAATGATATTCCCCAATCATCACAACGCTGTAATTCATCAAAATTTTCATTATGTGGTATGTTAATATAACTTGATAATGAACCTGTAAAATAACCAGCTAAACCTGAAGATGCATATACTCCAGTAGCGCCACTTCCAGATACGACAGTATTAATTCCAGTTAATATACGTACATTTTGTATCGCTGCTTTTTTATTTAATTTTCTTAATTTATAAGATATATTGTTATTGCCAATCAATCCATAATTACCATCAAATCTACGAAATTCATTATTAAAAGTGAGATAGAATAAATTATTACTGGCGGATGGAATATAAGTTGTTGGGATAGTCAAATCACGTAAATTACCTAATCCGTCATCCGAACCGGTTATTCTAAATGTTTTATTTGATAAATTAGTATCTGATCCGGTGATGCATGATTGTAAGAGCAATGTACCTGGTTTGACACGTTCTCCCATTTCATGATAAGGTATAGTAACAACAGATGAATTCCAATTAAAAAACTTTTCAGTTTTCATTATATCTGTAAGTTCATGACACCGAGCTTGATCATATGGATATCGGTAATATCTATGATCGATCCAATTCCATACTATATGCTGGTTAGTATCATCTGTTGTATTTATAGGATAATTATATGTTGCATCACCTACATGAGGAGTTACTTTTTTATGTACAGCTTTTTGTAGTTCATACTTCCGACCAGCAAATTCATCATTACCTACAGCGTAATTCTTATATGCCTTAAATGGTCTTTGATGTACATCATTCTTACGAATATTGCGAAATACTGATGGTATCGTTGGCATATCATTGTCTTATCTTAAAAGTCTAATTTTACTTTAACCAATACTTCTCTGGTAAATGATTTTAATATAGGTTTACTTAATTTTGCAACGGCTAGTAATTCACGTCTATCATTATATAAACCTACTGTTGTAATAAATGTTTGAGGATTGTTAATAAAGGTAGTAAATGCTAAATCGCCAGATGATCCAGAAACAAAAGATGGATTATTTGAATAATTATAATCTCCATTCTTAACTCTTACAAAATAATATGTTGATTTAACTTGTTCTGATGATCTAGCTTGAAGTCCATAATTACGACCACTAGCAGCAACTATTTGCCCGGTAGCCGATCCTGATAATGACTTAAATAATTTCATGGCATTATCACCTTGAACTCCAGACCCCGATACAGTATCAAAACCTACAGCTGAATTTAATTTATCACCATTCAATACTGCAATACCTGCTTCTGGATATAATAAGCCATAATGATCTAAATTTGCAGATCCGCCATGGAATACTGTTCCATCGTCAATTGTACCTGATACAATATTATAAACTCGCCCAGATTCTCCAACCGATGCAGGACTTAATGATGAATCATCTATTAATGAAACAACTTGGTATACAGGATCTACAACTACAGCTGAACCAGTACTTGATGCATTTTGATGAGAACCGGACATTTTAGCTAAATTAATTTCTAAATTACCTGGATCTATTTTTTCTTTAAATCGAGCTCTATTAAAATTTAAAACGTAAATATTATTACTATCAACACCGTTAAATGTAAATTTTTTATCTAATGGCTGTAACAACAACTGAGCATATTGTTTATAAATTGCCCTAGTAGGCGTATCATTATTTAAGTTACCAGATATATCTTTAGAACCAGATCCATCAATATTTCCATATGCTATAGATAATTGTGATACCGCTAATTGGTCTGTTGATTCTTTATTATATATAGTTCTAAAATACGTGTTCTGTTGTGCAGTAGCAGTTGAATCAATATGAAATGACATTAAACTACCGGTGTTGCCAGAAAATAATCCTGATGTTACAGTTTCAACATTATTCGCTAAAATATCATCTAACGGATCAAAATTATTATATGTACGTCCATTCCTAGATCGTTGCCTAGCCGCTAATCTTTCTTGTACAATCCGATCAGCTAATTGTCTAGCCGCGGCTTCTACAGCTCCTTGAGCGGCTGCGTTTCTAGCTCTTAACCTTCCCGGTATAATTTGTCTATTTGCTAATCCCATTTATATTTTCCTTTTATGATGCCTGGACATTTTGAATTGACTGAATCTGAGTAGGTCTTATAGTTATTGTCAACGTTGCTCTACCACCTGTTTCATTACCTATAAATAATATAGTAGCTGTACGTGTAGCCGTTAACTGACCTTTTGCAGTAATCTGGAATTCAGCCCCGGTAACCGTTACAGTCTGAGCTGCTTCATTATCACCAATAAATTGCGGAACAGATGCTCCAGATTGGTTTGGTGCAGATTTAGTAGCAATTAATTCAGCTGCATCAGAATCAGATAAAATAGCCGTATAGCCAAATGATTGATTTCCTTGCGCAAAATTAGTAGTTGCTGGTCTAATAACAGCTTGCTGCCCATCACCTAATTCAATTTCTGTTTGACCTATTGATATTACCGGTATACGTGCTGTACCTTTTGGTAATGTAACCAATTTATATTTCATCATCTGCGATTCATCTGTCAACGCCTCTGTTACTGGCATGTTTTCAATTGCAGCGCCATAAAACGCTGTTCCTAGAGGATGCTCTGGATTATATAAATCATAATCAACTTCATCATCCGCTAGCGCAAATTGTGTAATTTGAAATTCATTTTGACCACGTGCTAACAACTCTCTACCCTTTTTAGTCAGAATTGCATCTACCGTAATCGTACTATTATCTAAATATCCCATTTTTACTCCGCTTTATTAATAAATATGCTATTCGCAACTTATCTAACGCTTAAATTACCAGGATCTAGTCTATTGTTTCTAGCTGGCTGTCTTGGCGTCTTATTATAGAAAATTTGATTAGGATTGACTTCGAATATTTCTACCACCGGTAAATTACTTAAAGCTGTATTAATGGATGGTGCATTAATACTAGGTGCTGTTAATTGACTACCTATTGTTGACATACGTTGTATCGAATATTGATAAAAATCATCTCGATAACATGACGGTGTTAAACTTCTACTATAAAATAAATATTTTGATTCGCTAACCGCAGCATCAAAGTTTCTATCTAATTTATTAGCGATACTCTTCGAACCAGAATAATGATATACAACAGTTTCATATATACTACTCTTTCTGCAATTATCTATAAATTCATGTGCTGCTCTATGACATACTTCTTGTATTTCATATGCAGGTTGTATTTTTGATAATTCAATGCTAACTTGATTAGTACCAGAAAATGCTTCATTTGATGATGATGGTCCCCATACCGTTGCTGATGCAATTGAACCTGTTAAGAAATTTATCGTAGGAGTAGTACTATCGCCTAAATCACTAACGGTATAACTATTTTGTAACGTAACACGAGAATCAATGCCAGCAAGATTCCATTTAGCAGGAGCCAACCCAGTATAACTTGATCCTCCATCCAAAAATGTATCACCTGCAGACGACGATACCCAAAATATATCATCCGTGAAACCGGCAGCTGATGCACTAAAATAACCAGCTGGTGATAAACCATATGTACCAAATGATTGACTAGCTGCGTTAGTATTAAATGTATCTCTAGACCATCTAATTATTGCACTACCTTCTGTTATTCCAGATAATTGCGCAGACGCTGATACATCGGTATTACTAATAGATGAAGTTGCCGGCAATTCTTGTGCATTTCCTTTTATTTGAATATTAAATGCTGGATTAGTATAAGCTGGTATTAATACAGGGTCTAATGAAATTTTAACGTCAGTTCGATTATTAATCGATGCACTATCGACTGTAGCCGTTACCGATCTTAAATATCTCGTAATACGAGAATTTGCATTATTTTCAAGTTCAGATGTATACACTGTAACTTGAGCTGTTATTGTATTTGAAGCAGTGATCGCAGCATCATATCCCGAATTGTTATATGATTGAGTTAAATTTAATACAATTGATGGTTTAACTAACACATCATGAGGATAATTATTTTCTGTAATTAATCGAACCGGTTTCATTGATCTTCTATCCACCACCGTTCTATAAGTCGATGTTAGTTTATATCGATCAACTCCGTATGGAATATTTTCTTGCCATTCGCCTTTATCAATAGTCGTATCCGCATTTAACCAATCACTTAAAGCTGTGGTATTAGCATCTGGTTCGAATAATATAGTTTGATTTCCATATAACGAATCAATTACAGTACTAGCAACTCGCGGAGTTTTAAAATTGCTATCAATTATCGATGCTGTATAAGATGCCATTTCATCCACCGGTGGTGTTTCAATTGTGCAATACTTCATACTACCGGTATATCGCACCTGATATGCAACACCCGTTAAATCATCTGATTTTTCAGCTGATGGAGTTAATATTTTTGTCTCACCATTATCAATAATTGCTTCATATTGAAGATTAGCATCTCCAGAACCAGTTGGCTTAGGTGATGCAAAAAATGCATCATACATTGGCTCTTCTACCTTAATAGGTTTTGTGACAGTTACTTTAGACCTTTCTAAAATATTTGGTTCTATTAATAACCCAGTTGCTTCATCAACTCGTTCTGGTAATGTTTGTTTAATCTGGCTAAATATTGAAAAATCAAATTGACTAAAAATTCTGTTAAATGCATTTACATCAGACCCATCTGTAAACTTTTTCCAATATTCACGAGAGAAAAATCTTAAATCGCTATACGTTTGTTGATATTCATCATCTGGATCGCCTATGTAATCATCTAATTCAACACGACCGGTATGATTAAAAATATCTTTATTTACTTGATCGGCAAAACTATAAAATAATCCTAATTTATTTGAATCTAATGGAGCATTATCAAAAGATGAAACCTCACCAGTATTTATAGGTGATAAACGTCTGATTAATGCATTATCTTCTAATCGTATTTTTTGTGATCTAGGATTACTAGCTCCTAAAGATGCTCCTCTAATAAAATAAGTTTCTTCAACCGGTATAAAATTACCACGTTGATTATCCGATGGCTCATTAAATCCAAACGTTTTTATTTGTGATGAATTAGCATGTTGACCAGTAAAATCCTTAATTGCTTGATTTGGATGGCTAGATGATATAATTAAATGTGAATTTAGATTAGTACCTATCGTATCAGTTCCTAATGTATAATGCCTAATCAACGTATCATATGATGACGATGCATTAAGTGAACTCACATATGATGTTGGGTTTAAAGTATGATCATCAAATCCTTCTTCACTTACAAATTCTAACCATTCGCGGTATTCTTGCATAGATCCGGTAAATGTACCAAAATCGCCTTGAAGATTTCTTAAATATTCATTTGTATTTTTATTATCTGACGATCCGGTATGACCTCCTAATCGAACATAATTAGCATTTATATTATCTGGATGGGACCAAATTTTATAATGGTCGTTATTTGTCGGTGTTATATCTAAACTCGCTGTATGTGATACTTTACCTTTTATAAAATCTGATGCATGTTGTACATCAATACGATATGTAGTATCAGTATTTGAACCTGTATTATAATGTATACCAGGAGTTGACCATTGATATTTTAAATTCCAAAAATCGCCGTTATATAATGGTACCCATGCAGTAGACGCGGTCATCGGTGAATTACCACTAGCAGATGCAAAACAAAGATTGATTCGTCCATATTGAGCACTTCCGGACAACGATGCAGTATGTTGTAATCCAATATGCGTAATTGGATCTCCATCGCCATTTACTTGAGAATACAAAAGCATACTTTGAGTAACATCTGGTCTAAATCTAAACTCTCTAGTAATAGGAGGTATAACAGCATTATTATAACTTGGCTGGCCCCATGTACCTTTACTAGAACTTACATGTATAGTACCATATTGCAAAAACGAACCACTGTTAAATTTTATTGCATATGAATATCTGTCCTCTGTTGTAACTGGCCATTCATTACCTGCTTTCGGTCCTCCATATTCTCGTATACTTAATATTGTTTGTGGTATTCCGTATATATTTAATAACGATCGAATACCTCTTTCAGTACCACGTGATTTTAAAATATATGGTAAATTATTAACAATTCTTCGCCAAACTTCACCTGTTAAAACTTCATCACTAGTACTGAATAAACTACCGGTTTGACTATACTGACCTTCTGAATTTGTACCTAACGAATATCTAAATAACGAACTTGCTTGATACCCGTTAGTTAATTGCCATCCCTGAGAACTTGCAATATCTACTAATATATCTTTATCTATACTTAACTTTGGATTTTCTTCTAATTTATATACATTAGTAAGAGCATTTGCATACGTCCATAATATATCAAAATGCTGGCCTATCATATTAACAAATACTTCATATTCACTATTATTAGAATCTAATCGTATATATTCCGGAATTGATTTTAATAATTGATGTGGATTTTGTTCATCGAATGTCGTAGCCTTTTCAATAGCATTCAAATACCAATTATCAGCCAACGTACCAGATGTATGATGGTTAACAAATCGTCCATTAATTAAACGCTTAGGATAAGAACTTAATGCAAATGTTTCGGCACCTGCTATGATACTTCCAGATATTCCATGAGTTGTTAAACTTGATGTTGGTTCGTTATATAACCATTTTTCAAAGTTATCAAAATTACCTATTAATGAATCTTTTTTCTTTTGTGTACTTGATTTATTAACAGATAATGAACCAGAACTTGAACCACTAATATTATTTAATTCGGCTATTCGTTTATCATAAAATTCAATATTCTGTAATTTATATCGAAAATTATCTATACGTGATTTTGCAGATCCATAATAAACAAAATTAGCAAAACCAGAATAATCAATTCCTAAATCAGCACCTAAACCAACAGATCCAGAAAAGAACTTATCTACAATTTTTTGAGATGTATTAGTATTTGCATTTAATAATTGATTCCATGATTTAAAATCAGTTTCTGTAATAGTAGTATATCCAGTTTCAATATTAAAGTTAGGACCTCTTAAATCAGATGGTAATATTTGCGGTGCAAGTTGATCAACACTTATATTATCGATGTATGAATCACTTGCCAATTCAATTAACTGTACACGAGATAAAGGTTGTATCTCATCAGGTAATTGAGAATATAATCTAACTGCTAATACTTTAGCATTATTTAAAAATCTTTTGTAATTGATAACACGTATTAATACATTATTACCAAAATTCAAATAAAAGTCTCTTTCAAATGGCGATGGATATCTTTCTAAAAATAATTCAATTAGATCTTCATACGTATTATCATTGCTACGCGTGGCTATAGGGGATAATAATAATTCACGATTACTTTCAGAAATTTCTTTAACGATCAATTCCGGAAATTCATATGTTCCGATAATGTTATAATAAACATTGACATTTACTTTAAAAAAACCTCGTTGAATATTAAACTTTTTTAAAGCCTCGCTATAATCAACATATAATTTATCTGTATTAACTACAAAATCAGTAATCGGACCACCGCCTAAATATACTTCGTTTGTGGGTGTATAAATATGTATTTCAACAACTGGGGTTTCATTAGGACGTACAGCGATTTTTTCTAACTGGAACTCTTCGATATCTCCTTGGTTCCAGTCAACACCTCGCGATAACCCTCGAGTTTCACGTATAGCAGCAATATTTGAAAATCTTTCTAATGACATATTATACTTATAAATATCGCCTTATATGAGTTCAGTAACTATTAATCTCTTTTATATGAATCCATATCAACGCTGGTATATGCAGCTGCAATCGCAGCATTTTCTGGTGCCCATAATATATAATATTTATCATTTTTATCATTGACACATTTTCTTACATGTTGTATCGCATTTACAATACGCGTAATCAATTCAATCTTTTGATTGTTAATATAATCTTGCAATGATTCTAAATATGTAAATAATTCAATATTAAAATCTTCCACTAAATTTTTACCATTTCTTAATTTAGCCTCAATATCTAATAACTCATCAACACTATCAGCATTTAAAATACGCTCATCAATACCAGCTATAAATTCATTTATTTCTGTAATATCTTGCTGTATATTAACTAAGAAATCATCTGCATCAATACATAACGTATATAAATCAGCAGTATCATTACCATTTATTAAATCAGTAGGTAAAGAATCAGACTGTGATTGATATTGTCTAGGATCTATAATAAATTCTAAAATATACTGTGCTACTCCAGCTCGAAAATAATGTTCATCTTTCATTTGTTGACGTACACGAGATCCACCCCGCTCAGGTCTTGCATATCGCTGTTTCCCATCACCAGCAGAACCTCCGTCATTTCTACGAAATTTTGGAGTGGTTCCTGTTCGAGCTTTTTTCATCGCATCTTTCATTTTATCATCACATAATACCAAACCATTAGAGTTTCTAGTTGCTAACAACGCTTGTGCTCTACCGTAATCATCTTTATCGTTTGTATTAATAAACCAAGCAGATGATATCTCTCCATTGGATAAAAAGATTTTATTCTCTTTACTTTTACTCATGCTATATTTTAGTATACGTTCTTCTATTTCACATAATTTAAAAAATGATTCTTGGCGACCTTTTACTTTGATTGTACCGTTATTTTTTTCTTTTATCAATTCAAAAGTCTTTCCATCACTTGATATACTATTAAATAAAATTTGATGTATGTCTGAATCTGGTCCAAATGCATCTTGGCACATTTGAGCAAACCCGCCTTGTATTCCAGATAAACGCGATCCTAATTCAGCAGCTTTACTTGCTACCGGCGGAAACATTTCTTCAATAGCTTTTTTTGCTTGATCGAATTGACCTTGTGCAATTGCCTGTTGTTGCATATCATCATATCGTTTAGCAGGATAATACGCAATTGATCCAGCTGGTTCATATGGCGTTAATTGTGTTATATCAAAAGGAGCTAAATTGTTACTTTCATATGTAACATATGTATCATATTCATCAAAGTCTAATCTATCTACTTGTGCAATTTGACCAAAATCATCCCATATTGCTCTAGTACCGGTTTCTAATCGCTGGTCACCTAATACCTCGATTGCGCCTTGCTGAACCATGACATTTATAAGACCGCTGGCTTCTCTCAAAGCTGCAAATTGTTCTTCATCTAATGATTCAAGGGCAGCTTGAAATTCATCTGAGCCGGCTTCTCCTGGCGGAATAATTTCATCTACTGGATCATATGCAGATGTATCGACATTGTTAATACGAGCAATTTCTTTCAATGTTCGTAATGATACTACTTGTTTTAAATGACCAAACAACATAAATCTCAAATCAAAGATAAGGTCATCTGATACTACGTTATCTGAAAAATTTCGTATTATATCTATATTAAATATTCCTGGCCATTGTAATAAAATTAATTTACCTTCATATTCTGCACGCAGACGTTCTCTTCGAGTCGTTACAAACGCCTTATCAAAATATTTATCATCTGGATCAGCATCTTCTAATGGATCTCGTAATTTTTCAAATTCTCTAACTAATTTTTCATCACTTATGTTTTTATCTTCGTTATTTAATTCTATACGACGAGCTTCTATTAATTTAGCTACTCGAGCTGGCACCATCTTATTTAATTCAGGTATATACGTTGCATTACCTCTTAACTGATTAGGTTTTATATAATCACCCGGGTCTCTTAAAAACGGGACTCCTGTACTGCTTTCTCCTGGTGTATAATTAGATTTGAATCGAGTAGTAGCATTCCAATTTTTAGAACGGTCTATAACTGACTTGGCAATAAATTCGTCATATATTGTTGGCCGAGATAATGGATTCCCATCAGCATCTTCTTCCGGGTAATTTTTAAATCGACCATCTAATCGCATATCAAATTGTTTCATTTGATCTTCATCTGCCTCACCTATATCGCTATATGTTAAACTACGTTCAACTAACATCACTTCTAACGTTTTATAATTAGGTATTGGTCTTGCTATATCACGTTCTATAAACCAAACACAAAATACATTACGAAGTATATCATCATCTTCTAATCCACGTGCAATAAAACTAGGAATTTGTTCTGGACCGCTAGTTATATATGTATCATGAAAATCAAATGGACGATCATCTATTTCAACACTGATAAGAAAAAGACCGGTGGTTGCAGGCGCTCTGAATCCGCCTTCATTTGGGTCTAGATAAAATTCAAATTCATCATCTAATATCTCATCTAATTCTTCATCATCAACACCTGGTACCATTTTATTAATATTGTATTGAGCATATGATGCAGATACATCTGCGTCTATTTCTAGTAATGATGTTTCTAAATTTCGTTTAGCCAAACCTTTAACAGGTAAGGTTGGTAACCTCTGAGCTTCAAATAACTTACCTTGCTGTAATACTGGATCATTTGGAAACTCTTTTTTTAATTCACTGACTAAAAATTCTTGTTCGTTTATTTCATTAGCGAATTCGTCTTCTGCATCCAATCTTTCTGTAAATCTATTACCCATTATCTTTCCACTTTAAAATAAAAACCATCTTCATGTATTTGCACATCATCACCGCTATCACGTTCAACTTTCAGTACAATTTTATAATACCGTTCTGGCATAAAAGTATTTAATTTTAGTTTAAAAAACGAACCTTTTGAATCACATGATATTTTAGTTGCGGTAGTATCAAAAGGAATAATAGTTTCTTCAGTAACCGCATCTTGTATACTATAATAACTAGTAACCGGTAATCTATCTTTGGTTATATAAAAAGAACTAGTTTGATATGTCTTTGCTGGAAACTGTGATCTTACTCCGATCCTAAAAATAGCATTATCAGCTTCTCGATAACTACGTCTAATATTTTTAAAATATGGTACATATGTTTCACTTGCAATTTCTGTATATGATCCGGTACCGGTTAATACTTGATCATCCCAAGCTACTTCCATTCTAGGAATAAAAATAGTATGAGTCTCTCTCCCATAATATTGAATGTTTCCTAATATATCACCAGACCTTTCATCCACTTCAGGCCTTTTAATAATAAAACCATTATTATCAATATCACCAGAAACCCATTTAGATACGATGTCTGTTACATTCATTCTTATATGAGGTA